CCCCAAGCGTGATCCACTTGGGAGATCGCCTCTACGAGGCGAGCTCAAACCTGGCAAGAAATGGCTTGTCGGTGCTGAGCACTGCCTACTCCGAGTTCATCGGAGAGGGCAACTGGGCGGATGAGGTGCGGCGCTCACATGCGCGCACCGCATTCTCATCACTCCAGTGGCCGGCTACCAAGCCGGTCGTTAACCACACCCATGGATTTGCCGCTGCAGAGCGCAAGTCCTCACTCAAGTTTGCCGACCGCCTGGCCGGCAACCTTGGGCTCATCGTGTTCCACGAACAGATGAGCCTGTCCGTGCAACGTGCCGGTGGAATCGGCACGCGCGGATACTTCTGGGCGAAGGACGTGGCCTGCGAGCCGCGTCTGGACGACATGCCCTCCAACGCGCTGAGACTCTTCACGGACGTCGACTACTACGTCAACATGCCGGAGGAGCTGGCCACGCACGCTGTCCCTACACTGCTGTACACCGTCACGCCTGACGCTGCAGCTGGGCAGACGAGCGAGGTCACCTGGACGTTCCAGGCAGATGGCGACATCGACTACCGTGTCGCGGGTGGGGCGAGCTACAAGCATAAGCTGTGGGACTACTCCGGTGACGTTATCACTGCGTCAACCTTCAGCTTGAGCCATGGCTACCGCACCGTCGCGTACAACGTCGACCGCCGCACCATCAGCGCGCACCACTCCATCATCCTGCTCACCCCACTGGGCGAGTGGAAGGGGATCCATGCCATCGGGGCGTTGATCCTCAAGGGCCGCAAGCTCGAGCGGCTCAACCCGATCGTCCCTCCCTTCATCCGGCTTATCGTGCATAAGCCGAACGGCACGTCAATGATGTCCACAGCTGGCATCGGCGACGTGGGCGCCGTGAACACCACGGTGGCGCACGACAACAACATCGCGCACTACGCGCGCATCACGAAGACCGTCACCGTGTATGACGTCGAGCGCATCATCAACCAGAAGGACTCCAAGCCCTACGTGCTTGTCGAGTACCATCGCGCCAAGCTCGGCCACGTCCCCCCAGAGATGTGGACAACCAGCAACGAGGTCCGCAACTACCAGTTCGTGGGCCACAGGTACGATGATGAGGCCAAGCCCATGTTGGCGCCCTACATGGGCGCCCTCGTCTCCGGGTGCTACGTTCCCGTTCGCTCAGCCGCGAACGAGAGCGCGTGCATCACCGGCCGCATCGAGATCCCTGCCAGCCATGCGCAGATGGGTGATTTCGAGAGCCGGGTGTGCGACGAGTTCCTCGACATGGCGATCGGACCACTCAGCTTCCGCGGCGACCCCGAACTGCCAGAGCAGATTTGGGGCGCCCCAGTGGGGACTGAGGAGGTGTGGGAGAACCAACCAAGGCCTTCCCAGCGCGCGATCCTCACCGACGCGCTGAAGGGCTTCGTCCCGCGGCGTATGGCCAAGATGTTCCTGAAGGCCGAGGCTTACTCTAAGCCCAACTACCCGCGCC